CAACGACAACTCATTAGGATTAGAAAATTGATTACCAAATAAAGCATAATGAAATGGAGTTCCAGTTGAATTAGGATTGGGATAAGCCTCACGAATATAATTCACATCTTTATTCAAAAGATAAGAATAATTACCTGTTGTTGGATTAATAATTGCCAAAGAAAATGTAGCCAAATAATCATTTGGTAAAGATAAATAAGGATTACTTGCCGTTAAACTACCTGTTACATTCTTCCGTAATGATGGAAACTGAACTGAGTTATAAACACGCTCTTCACATTCCTGAATAAATGTAGGAATGTAAGCAACAAACGTAGACTCCGTATTTTGAGAATACGCTTGTATCGTGTTAAAGAGCTGCTCGTAGTTCACGCCATTGGTCCTCTGGATATTTTTCCTTTAGTTGCTGCACCAGCTCCACGCATTTCAATACCATCTTTTTTTTCTACTGCCATGCCGTAACTTACTCCACCCTTAATAGGATCTTTGATGTTTACATCTTTGGCAGCTTTTTCACGAGCATAAGTTCCACGATCCATCACTTCTTGACCAGTAATATGCTTTTCTTTATTGGTATGTGGATTGGCATATGCCTCTGCTGGTTCAGCAAATTTATTTTTACCAATCGTAATCTTTGGACTATTCTTAGTAGTCGGTTTAACTTGAGTAGCCATTATTTGCTCCCTGCTTTTTGATTATGAGCACGAGCTAAATTGCGACCTACTGCTTTCATCGCCTTGCCTGTCACGCCACCTTTAGCCATTTTAGTAACTGGCTTACCTTTGTGCATATGATGTTCATGTTTATGAACTTCTTTTGCAGCTTCTTTATCAGCAATCTTTACTACTTGTTTCTTATCCATGTTAACTCCTAAGTTGTTAATATCGTTACTTTACCTATTGTAATCACTAAATTCAAGTCATTGGGAACAAATGCATCTGTAAAATAACTAGCCCCTCCAACTGGATTCCAACCCCATTGCGTTTGTCTACTACCATCATTTACATAACCAAGATTGTCTACATTATTTACGTTTGGATCATATGGATTCGTAAATAGTCCAGTTGTTCCACTTGCTTGATAACTTACATCAGGTCTTGGTTCACGCACAGCTTGTGGATCATTTACAGGATATAAACCTAAACTCAACTGTGGATGATCTGGATCCCAACACTCAGGACAAACTTTAATATTAAATAACTTAGTTTTAATAATTTCTTTTTTTAATTCCTTCAGCAAATATCGTTGACCACAACGATCACATTCGGCAATTGCCCATTTGCCAGATGAATATTTGTTTGGCATTATCTACCTGCTCCACCATAGAATCCCATTCTTGGAACAAAACGAATAGCAGCTTTTTCTCTGTCTTCATCAGATGCTAATGTCCATTGTTCCATATAATCAGCTTTTAACATCGCTATACGAGCAGGATCTACCCCAGTAATTTTCTGAGATAAATAATAAGCCAGTCCAGCAACCATCGCAGATATAAATCGAAATGGTATATCATTCGTTGCCGTACCAGTTCCAGCATCTTGCATTCTACGCAATCTCCAATATACAAATGTATACTGACTGCCTGGTGAATTTGGTGTCGGCCAGACATTAATACAAGGTAGGTTTGTAACGCTTATAGGGGCGTTATAGGCATGTGCAGAAGCAGTTGTACCTGCTTGTCCACGATAACAATTTATAAGCTGTGCAGCCGTTGTAGATACGTTTGGATAGTAAATAATCTCATTATCTATCTTGATATATCCAGTTGCAGCTAATCCTGTCAAATCAGATGGAGTAAGCTGAATAGTCGTATCTGTTGATGATATACCGCCATTACCATTAGAACCATTTCCAACCAAAGTATAAGATGTTGGATTAACTTGCCCAGATTGGCGATTGATCCATACTTGAATTGGTCTACCTTGTGCCAGTTTATTAGGCAAAGTTGAATAAGTATCTTCCGATATACGGCTAATATTAATATCAATTTGATTTTGCAAAGTACCAGTACGAATCACTTGGCTTAATAAATCAATCGTATCAATTGGCAAAGGATAAGTAATCTGACCTGTATTCATGGGAATTTGTCCCTCTTCTACAGTCCATAGATTAATACCTCTATTTGCCCATTCAACAGTTAATATGTTTAAAGAACGTCTTGCAGTTCTAAAATCATAACCACTTCTTAACTCAGCACCGCACCGTTCGAACGCCTCTTCAATGAGTTCGTTCATGTTTAAATCAAATACGGAGGTGCCTGTAGTAGTCATTTATGCATTTTTCTAAGTGTCTCTGCTAACCTTGCACGTTGTCCTAACTTGCCAGGCTTTTTAGCAGCAGCTTCGAGCTTTTTTTCTGGAATGGTATGTCCTTCTTTAACACCCAAAGATTTACGCAACGCACCAGCTCTGTGTATTGCGTTCTGTATCCATTTTTCAGCCATGATTAACTCGCAGCTGGTGGGGTTGGAGTAGCCTCTAGTGCAACTTCTGGAGCAGCTTCTGGAACAACAGGAGGAGGAGCAACTAAAACTGGTGTTGGATCTACTGGTGCAATTTCTGCAACAAAGTTAGACACAACAGCTCTAGCTTGATCATCCGCATCTAATTGTTTTGACTTTAAAAAGTTTTCAACAATAGACACTTCTTTGCCAACATAATTAACAAAATCATTAATTAAATTGTGTTCTTCAGAACGATGTCCAACACTTCTTACAAATGCAATTGCTTTTTCAAATAAATTCATTTTTTCCTCGCAGCTCTCATGTTATCGACTAAATTAGGATAAGGTCTACCAGCAGCTTTAGCCATAGCTTTTGCCGATGCCTTTTTTGCTGAACTTAACTTTTTAGGTTTGCCCAAACCTTTCGGTCTTGGCTTATCCCATACCTCGCCACCTTTTGCATACATAGCAACAGCATCAGGGTTATCCTTTCTGTGAATAACCTTTTTAGTTGGCATCTTGGATGGGTTCATAGCTCCCATACCACGACTGGCTCTCATTTGTGAGCCTTACCACCCCAACACATTTTTTCAACATGATCCATGTGATGGTGATGATGTTCTGCATGTTTTTTAAAATGATGCTTATGGTGCTTATGAGATTCAGTCTCATGTTCAGAAATGAACTCATCATGACGTTTCATATCTGGACCTGATTCTGGCTCCATGTGTTCTTTGGTTAAATGTGGTTTCATCAATTTCTCCTTAACAATATTTAGTCTTAGTATGACCACGCATAGCGATACCATCAGCACGATGTGATGTAGATCCACCATGAGCCATCTTCTTTACATGACCACCATGTTTTTTGGTATTGACTAATGGACCATCTCCAATAGTATTACCTTTCATCTTAGGATGACGATCTTCTGTGTGACCACGTTTTTCAACTTTAGATTCACCAAAACGATCATGTTTATTAGAACCTTTTTCAACATCTTCTTTCATGGTACGAGGACCCATTGACTCAGCCTTACCGCCATGAGCCATTTTCTTCATGTGAGCCTTACCACCATGCTTCATCATTTTAGCTTCATGCTCTTCTTCTTTAGCAATACGTCTAAGTTCTTTAGCCTGGTTCATTTCATGCATCTTTTCACTTTCGTGATGAGTTGCACCACCATGAGCCATCTTTTTCATTTTATGATGACCTTCATGTTGAGCCATATGATGTTCAGCCATTGCTAAATGGTGATGAGCTAAATGTTTATGATGTTCTTTAGAAAGACCACCATGTTTCATTCCACCAGCCATTGGAGCACCCATTGGAGGTGCTGGAGGAGCCATTGGAGCTGGGGGATTTCCCATTGCTCTTGCTGCCATCATTGCCATCGCTGGGTTCACACTACGTTTTTTCATCGTTGCCATATTGATTCCACCTTTTTTAAAATGTTTGCCTTTATCGGCTTCTACAAAATCACGCCCCACCCTTTGTGGAATGTGAACCTTATCAGCAAACGCCTTGGAATGGGCTATTGCCTCCATAAAATCATGCTGTTTTTTACTATGACTTGGCATTACTACCTCGTATTAATTCGTTAATTTTATCTTCCAAACGATTAAATCTTGTATCGATGTGGTCCATAATCTTACTTAATTCAGCTTGAGTTACTGTATCACGAGCCACTTCTTCACGAGTCTTGTTTAATAAAATACTTAAACGATTTAACTCCTGAAATTTTTCTTTCATTATAAAACCAACGATTGCAATAAGTATAGTTAATATTGCATTCCAAAATGGCATGATTGCATCATTTAACATTTCCACTTCCTTAAACTTTTGTTGATTCTTGAATTAGGATCATTTGCTGTTTCCGCACTGGTCAATCTTTTTTTCATGCCTTCCATGCGAGCACAGAAGGACTTTTTACGGCTGCCACCTTCTGGCTGTGGTGCTTTTAAATGAGCACCATGCTCTTTATTGTAAGAAGCTCTCCCTTTGGCGTTTAAACCGCCATTAGGATTTTTACCTTCTTTACGTTGCCAAGTAGGAGTCTTTGCCATGATTAGCTACCATTAGAAATTAAATAACCTTCTTGCGAAACTGTTAAAGCAGCAGTACCAGTGCTAACTTTTGCTTGCAATTGGATATCTGTTTTTTCAGCAACAAGCCTTGGCATTACTCGTTGTGTATGATAGTTATTTGTAAATGGGGCAATGATAGTAACAGTTGGTACACCTGAACTACTTGTTTGATAGTTTTGATATGTTGCAAATCCTGCTGGATTGGCATTTAAACTAGTATTGATGTCAATACGACTCAAATAATAAGTATATCCTGCTGGTACGGTATAAATACCCATTAAAGTACGACCATTACCTGCTGCAATCTCTGCGTACAAAGTTGTATCTGATGTATCTTTTAAAGTAATGTTACCAGTAGGAGCACCACTCGTTACTAACATACTATTGATACGGAAATAAGATTTCACTGTAGTTACAGCTGTTGTACCGTTCAACTTAATAGTTTCAGAAATTTGATTGTAATTTGCATCCAAGCCGTTAATAGTGATTAACGCAGTTGCATCAGCACCAGTGTTAACAGAACTAACAAGATGCATCTGAATAGCAGATGATGGGAAAGTGTAAGTAGTATTGCCTTCCCATACAGGAACAAAAGATGTGCCTACCGATGCTTGGTAGCCATAGATATTTAAAACACTATGACCATAGATCTGACCACGAGCAACTTGTAAATCAAATGGCTCAGTCTGTCCTTTACGAGTAATAGACGTTACCGAATTATTGGTACTTGGTATTCCATTTGGGCTTTGTGCCATATTAATCTCCTAAAATTTTAAAAAGGGGACCGTAGCCCCCTATCGGATTAATTAGTCAAAGTTACCGTATGGGTAAGTTGTCGCATTACCAATGTTCATGTCATTTTGGTTGTAACGTAAAGTTACTTCAACTTGACCTGAAGACAAACCAGCTGAGGTTGTTGTCATTTTTAATGTCACAACTACTTGGGTAAACCATGCTGGTTCTTGACCTGCTTGCAAGTTTTGGAAGTCTTGCAAAGTTGCATTGCTATTGGTTAACTGTGAGCCTACAAATGTTGCTGTGTAACGCTGTGCAGCTGGGCTAGAAATGTTAGCAAATGTTGCATACACACCAGTAGAAGTTGCAAAGTTATTAGAAACATATGGTTGAATTGCACTTACAGCCACTGGAGTACCAGCGTTGTCTTTTGGAATTGTGCCAACATCAAGGATAACGTCAGTGATATTACAGCTGTATGGCAAGTAGAAAACTACGCCACGATAAACAGTATTGGTTGCATCAGCTGTAGGAGCAGATGCTGCTGTAGGACCAGTGTTGCTAAATACACCGTTTTGTGGGGTGTAAATAACAGCAGCTGAGTTAGGAATGTTATTTGAAGCTACAAATTGACCAGAACCACCACCATAGTTAGCACCAGGTGCAGTTACTGAAAAGTCTAAAAGAGCTGTTTGAACGAGGTCGGTATAACCAACATCACGAACAGGACCAAAACGGTTAGCACCAGATAGGATTGGTCCATTAAATGTAGAACGTGCCATGACAAATTTCCTTATGCAAAAGTTGCTATTCCGATCGTTGCATCGTCTGCTGGGGCAGTGGTGGAATAGTTAATCACCCAGTAATCATTAGTTTACTACTTCTATAAATTTGTGCAATCTTTTTTATAAAAAAATCCCCAGTTTTTAGGCTGGGGACAAGTCCTCTCACGAAGGAAATAACCTTAGTAAGAACCGTAGATACCTAATGGATCAGAGACACCAAAAGAATAACGCTCACGAGACTTGTAACGTACGTTACCTGTATCGAAGTCACCATCCATTGAGTTCTGTAAAGGTGTTCTTACGAACATCTTAAGACCGTTAGGAACATCAGTAGTCAAGAACCATGCGTTAGTTGCTGTTAAGAAGTGGTTAATTGCATAACCTTCTGGAACAGAACCGTTGTTCTTAATTGCGTTGATGTCGTTGTTGTTTGTACCAACACGAAGTTCAGTATCTAACAAACGAGTTGCTACGAACTGGAGTGCAGGTGGAACAATCAACTTCTTCGGTTTTGCAGCAATTAATAAACCACGCTCATCAGTCCATGCAGCGATTTGAATAACAGCATTTTCCAATGCAGTTTCGTTCAAGTCAGCAGGAGTTGATGGAGTGTTGGCGTTAACACCACCAGAGATTAATGGGTGTGCAGTAGAGAACAAAGGCTGACCGTCACCATAAGTGAATTGGCTATTGAAACCGTTGTTTAATACAGCAGCAGCCTTAACCTGTTTGGTGTAAGCCATTGCACGAGCCAAAGCTTTGGTATAGCGACCAGAGAGAGAATCGTACAAGTTATCTTCGATTGCCTCTTCAGTTAAGCTGAAACCAAGAGCGATAGTTTCGTGGTTATAACGAGCTGTCCATGCTTCTTGTCCGTTGTCATAAGCGATGGCTTGACCTTCGTTTTTGACTGGAGCAGCTGAGAAGCCTGACAGTTTTGTTTCTTCTTCAAAAGAACGCTCAGAAGTTTCGATTTCATAAACTTCTTTATGTTCTTCACCGTAACGAGCATATTCAAGACCAAACAAAGCGTTTAATCCAGGTAATAGCTCTTTTAATAGTTGTGCACGAGAAATAGCCATTTAAATGCTCCTTAATTAAACACCAGTTGAATTGAAATAACTATGGAAACCTGCGTTCCAAGTTACCAACGCTTCTGGATAGCCTGTGAATGAATACTGTGTTGCAGTCGACTGGGCTGTTGTTACAGCTTTGTTGATCGTCACAGTTGTGCCGTTTACTGTTGTTACATAGGTATTGCTACCTGGGTTAATACCAGGACCTGAAATGACCATACCAGGAAGGATCTGTGTATTTGCAGCAGATAAAGTAACAGTTGTGCTAGATGTTGTAGCATTTTGTGTCACAGTAACAGCTGATGCAGTTACAACTTGAACGATCTTGAATGGTGCAGTCGCTGTCACAGGAGTAATAGCAGAAGTACTAGTTGCAGCAGTTGCTACAGCGATACCAGCATATGAATCACCTGTTGTTGTAGAACCAGTATTTCCTTGTGCGTTACCAATGTAATAAGCATTAGAACCAACGAAAGCTGGGTTAATGTACTGGATAGTTGTTGAACCAGATGTTGAGCTACCTGTGCTAGATAACACTACAGTTTGGAACACAGCTTGTGGATCATCAACAACATAACCAATAGCGTCAGGAGCTGATGTAGCACCTTGCCAATATTGGTAACGATTTTTACCATAAATTGGACCGCCAGTTGTTGAATATTCACAACCAACAAAAACACCAATCGTGCCAGTTTCAGCAGTAGTTGTGTTGTAAGCTAAAGTTGTTGCAATTAATGTACCAGTATTACTTGCACTTGAACCAATTGTTACAACGTCACCGTTGTACAAACTAGTTGCATAGCCATTGACGATAGGGAACATGCGAGTAGAACCAGCATATACACGACCACCAATCAAGTTAACTGGCTTTAGTCCGTATGGACCTGCTACTGTAGGATAAGCCATATAATTCTCCTAAAATTATGAACGATTTCCAAAACTAACCGTAGACTTCCGTTCTTGGAACAGAGGCATACGAGAGTCGCTTTGCCTTAAAAAACTATTATCTACTGCATCTGCATTCGCCTGGGTTTGATTTGCCTCATAATCAAATCTCGCCTGTACAAACTCTTCAGGTATCTTGCAGAGTAATAAACCACCAATCTCGATATTGTC